GAACCGTATTTCTTCCTCAGTTCTTCGATCTGGGCGTTGTAGCTTTCCCGGCGATCCACAGCATCGCGGCCCTGCGTCGTCAGGTATCCGTTCTGTCCATACTGGATTTCCATCAGGTCGCGTTCGAAACCCGTCAGCGCGTCCTTCGACTTCATGCGATCTTCGAAGTCGCGCAGTTGCGACACGGCTTCCGCAGCCTGCCCCATCCCCTGCCCGATGGACTGCATCCCCTGCCCGACAGCATCCATGCCGCGCGCCACGCCACCGCCAAACGCATCGGCAGAGGCCCGCACGTCCACGCCCTGTTGCATGTCAGGGCGCGGGCGCACTTCGCGCATCGTGTAGGTCGGAACAGTCACCATGTCATGCCACCTGTCTATAGTTCGAATATGCCTTCGCCCCGCCGCCGAGGATCGTCCCCGCCGCCTGCATGAACCCCGCGCGCTTGCCCATCCGGCCAGCGATTGCAGCGTTCTCACCTTCGGCCCGCATCATCCCGGCCTGTGACGTGAAATTCGCGCCCTGTTGCCGAATGTCGCGCTCTTCCCGCGCGGTATTCGTGCGGATCGTCAGCGCGTCCAGTTCGCCCATCGTGGCGGTATCAACCAGCACATCCAGAGGCGACCCAAACGTGAGATCGACACCGTTCGCAGCCAGCGCCGCGCGCTGTTTCCCGATGATCTGGGATGTCTTCATCCGCTGTTGCTGTTCTTCGATCTGCCCGCGTTCGACAGCATCGCGCGCCTGCCGTTCGCTGATCTTCGCGTTCATCGTTGCGACTTGGGCATTATAGTTTGCAGCCTGTTGCGCGGCACGGCCCTGCATTTCCGCAGCGCGGCCTTGCTGGACAGCGCCAGCCGCCCCCATGACGGTAGAACCGATCAGCAGCATGGTTGTCAGTTCACACATCGCGCGCCCTCAGTTCGAACATCATGAAATCATGGCCCCTGTGTTTGAACGGTTCTGTAAACTGAAACCCCAGCCAGCGCAGCCAGCGGATCGCGATCTTGTTCCGGCAATCGACAACATTTCTCAGGACCGAATACCGCGACAATAGTTGATCCCGCCAATGGACCGACCCGCGCAGGAATTCCACCCTGTGACCGACAGCCCGATCCGATGCCAGAAGCCAAGGCGCACCCATGCCCGTCAGGATCGACAGATCGCCCGCGCCGAAGATCATTTCCGGTTGCCCGTCGATCAACACCGTCATGCAGATCGCAGACCGCTTGTATGAATGCACCAGCCCCCAGAGCGGCGACCGGCCCGTGGCGGCGATAACCTCATCCTTGTCAGCCTGCCGCATGACAGCCGCGACCCGGCGCAGGTGACAGGCGCGCGTTGGTATGATCTGGATGTCAGCCGCCAAGGGTAATATCCGGCATGATCGCCAGCACAGTCATCGGCAGGGGATCAAACTGCTTCACAAACACCCGGCCCGCGCTGTTCCAATCCCAATAGGGAGTGATCGAGATGTCGCCAGTATACAACTGGATCGCCTCATCCCAGGCTTCGGTCGCGCGCTGTTTATACTCCACCAGCTTGCCGCTATCCCGCGTCCCGTCATCCGGCCCGATCCAGATACCGCGCGTCTCTTCGACCCGCAGCGTCACTTCCGAAACCGACTTCTGCCGACCCTGCACCGTGCCAAGCCCGCGCACCTGCCCCAGATCGAGATCAAGCGTTTGCAGCGAGGCCGTCATGTGCAGGCCGATATGGACCTTCGTCGCAGCGTTCGGCAGCGTCACAGACCCGCCCGAGACCGTCAGGCCGCGCACCACGTTGCCATCGGCCAGCGCCACCACATGCTTGCCTTCCAGATGCCCAAGCCCAGAGATCACAGTTGCCGCAGCCCCGGTATAGGTCAGCCCGCTATCGACGAAAAACGCATCCGACACATCGGTCATCACGCGAGTATGCAGCCGTTCGATGTATCGCCGCTGTGCGCCATTGATATGCCGCCGCACGATGAAATATGGAACGTCTTCCGTCCCTTCGGCGATCACCGTCACATCTTCAAAATGCGCGTTGTGACTTTCGTGCTCTGTCCAAGCCCAGATTTCATGTTCCCGCATGTAGGTCAGCGACACCAGCGCGCCGTTGTCCAGCACCACCCAGACCATCGAATAGGGAGCCTGAGCATAGGCCCAAGCCACGATGGACCGTTCTTCGAACAGCGACCGCGCAAGGATCGTCAGGTCTTTCCCCGTGAACCCGTCATTCGCGAATTCATAGGAGAAGTCACGCACCACCCCGCCGCGCGCCTGAGCGAACATCACCGTTTCACCGACCGCAATCGGCTGCACATCCGAGGAACCGCGATAGCCCTGATTTTTCACGTTGATCTGGGTCGGAGTAATCGGCGATCCCTGCCCGTCACCAGACACCACCCATTCAGCGCCGGATGTCAGGACCATCAGGCCGCGAGATGCGATCATCGACCTGATTTCATTTACCTGCTTTGCCTTGATCCTGAAGATGATCGCGTCACTGTCTTTCGCAGGAGACGCCGACCCGAAGTTCTCATATGACGCCGACTGAGACATCCAGACGCCTTGAGGCTCATTTTTCGTGGAGGCAAAGCACAGCCTCTGTTCGAAGAAGGTCGCGCAGCGGGGATAGTTCCCAGCGCCCACAAAGGGATTGAACCCGTCCTGTGGTCCGGTCGAGATGTCAGAAGTGATATTCTCATCCACGAAAGACAGACCATCAGACCGGCCAATGTATCCATAGGAACCATTTTCCTTGCGATAGATGTTGTATTCCGAGGCACCCGCCACAGCCCCCCAAGTGATCGTGTTGATGTTCCCCTTGATGGACATATCGTTCGAGACGGTCGCAGGCGTAGACGGCAGGCTTTCTTCCCCGGTCGCATCGGACACAGCCGAAACGACATAGGAGTAGCTTTTCCCAAACTGGACGGAGGTCGTGACGCCGGTTGGGGTTGCAGGCGGCGACGAGCCAGACGCAGCGCCGGGGATTGCCGTGCCGTCGCCCGTGAATATCCCGCCACCGTTCACCGGCATGTCAGCAGATGTCGCGGTCGTGATCGCCACGATCCCGGTCGAGGCATCCGACCGATAGACCCGATAGGACACCGCCCCGGCCACCGCGTTCCACGATATGCGGATGAACCGCCCGTCGAAGTTTTCCCACTGAAACGACACGTTCACCTGCGCCGCAGCCGCGCTTTCCCCGCCAGCAGCAGACACAGCCGACACCCGAAACCCGAAGGTCGTGGTCGATCCAGTGCGGAACTTCCACCGGGCGTTCGCGGCCACCGATCCCGGCGCGGCGATCTTCGGCGCAAACGTAACCGCCGAGATCGTCCAGTTGTTATCCGCAAGGCGCGACAGTTTCTGAACCGGATAGTCCTCATGGCAGAGATACATCACATCCGCTTCCTGGATGAATGTCAGGCTGTCAGCCGCCGCCGCCGTGTAGGGCGTCACCAGTTCATAGGGAGACGCGCCAGACAGCACCAGCGCGCCGTTCTTGAACACGCGCATGTAACTGCCGCCAAACTCCAGGATGTAGGACTGTTCAGTGTTGAACTGGAACGGGATCAGCCTTGTCTTCGCCGCGCTTGTCTTGACTTCCCGGATAAATTCCAGACCGGCCCGGTTCGACGCGCCGCCGTGGGGATGGATGAACAGGTTCACCGCAGTCTTCAGGCCGGATGAATACTTCGCCAGATCGACGCGCGACCACAGCGAAGGCGACAGGATGCCGCCAGTGAATGACGGTTGATATGCGCGCAGGTCAGACATCAGCCGATCACCCCGCCAGCTTCAGCCCGCGCCTTCGCAAACGCGCTTTCGTGGTCGGATGTTTCCCGCGCCTCATTCGCGTCCATCATCTGAGCCTGCCCCGTGGCCATCGTGGCCATCTGGTAGGCTTCGGCCCGCACCTTGGGATCGCGCGTCAGAGGCATGGCCAGCCGCACCGCGAGATGCCAGCCCAAGGCTTCGATGAACAGAGGCGGGAACTTCGTCGGATCAGCCTGCAAACTGGTGTATCGCAGGAAGGCGGGCGACAGGTTGCAGTAGATCGTTTGGCCTTCGATCTCATACGGGATCGCCAGTTCATCCTGCAACGACAGCGCCGGATCGTTTTCGGAATACTGAGGCCGCAGCCAGCGCACCTTCATGCAGTCGGAAGGCCGCGCATAGGCATAGGACCACTGGCCGATCCGGTCATTCGCCATCTGGGCCAGCGATACCGTCG